TTGCACTACGGGGCCTCCATTCCCTCGCCGCCCTGAGAGGGCTACGAGGGATCTGGGATTCTTTCCCGAATCTCAGAGGCTATGTCTTGGTCAACGGTGACCAAGGACTCGCGAGAGACCTTGGCCCAGCGGATGAGCGCGGAGCACCCCCATCGCCTCGTAAGAGGACGACAGGAGGCCACTCCCAGCCGCCGGAACACCGCAGACCTACTTGTCCTGTCTGGTCTCCCCGCTACTCTCTTCCTCTTGAACTTGTCTCCTTCGGAGAGCCTTATCTCGTCTTCGATGAGACAGGACTTGAAGGACAACAAGGACTCGAGAGGCACGGGGGTGTCGCCACTTCCCTGGAACCACTGCTCGGTTACCCGAACAGCTCTCCAGTACGAGGAAGCGTGCACCTGCCGCACGAGAGGACGCGGGAAGAGGCCCACCTCGCGGAATGGCTTCTTGCCTATGAGGTCCTGCGCGACGACGACACTCGGTCCCCTGGATACCAGGGCACCGAGGCGTCGTCTCACAGAGACTCCAACGGCAAGACCGCGACCCGTGTATCCGAGGCCACCCACCTGCACCGGAAGATGCAGGCGGGGATCCTTCACGATCCACGGGAAGCGTCCCTTCATAATCCTCTCCATCCGGCGCAACCAGAGGTTCTCGAGCTTCTGGTCCGCCTCCACCGGCGCCCTAAGGGCCGGGGGAGGAACGGAGGGGGGGTAGAAGAGAGTCATTCCGTCCTCCAAATGCTCCCTTGGGAGAGCCAAGATCTCGCAAGCCGTCCACGAGTGGTCGGCAAGGAAGGTCTTGGACTCGTTGAGCGACGCACCCACGGCGGCGACCCGGGACCCGTACACGTCCAATGCACTCACCATAGGATGAGGCACTGGAATGTATCGCCCCACGGCGTCGTCACCATGAGTAAGCGACCGTTCGAACGCACTGGTGGCCCAGGCGTTCACCCAAGAGAGCACAACGAAGGAGAGAGGTGTGCCCATCGGACTCCCTCTGAGGAACGACCCTTCCCCGATCTCGTCTCCGAGATCGGGAAAGCTCCAGGTCGCTCCTCGCTCAAGCCCGAGGGATCGCAACGACATGGTCAAGTCCGTGGGACGGATGAGACCACGTGTAGCGAGCCCTTCGATGACTACCCGGACAGCAGCGTGAGACAAGCCATCGGTCGCCCTGGACAAGTCCAGGGAGGCGAACCGGTGCTTACGCTTCTGATGCATTCCGCCGGGAATCGACCGGGACTCTCCATCGATACGCCAGTGGCCAGGAGCCAACCAGCGCAGCGACGAGCGAGTCCAGCTACCTTCGACAAAGGTCAAGCAATCGGGGACACCGATCACCCGAACCTTGTACCCAGGAGCTCTGAGCGCGGTTGCCTTCATGCCAAAGGGTTTCCCCTGAGACCTGAGGTACAGCAACC